CGTTCGAACAAGCAAATTTGCCTATCCATGCACAGCAAGTTTGCAGTTACACGATTCGAGCGTACACTCAGCGACTCCTGGGTCCCAGACATCCATCAGATGGGTCTGGGGGAGCCGGCAAACGTACCGAAAAGGTTCTGCGATCCGCAAAATCATGAGTCAAATGGTACTGACTCAAACCAAACCGGTTTTGGACCGTTTGGTAATGTCCCTGTCGACGGGGGCGGTTACTCAGAGAAGGATTCGTTCGAGCGAAAACTTCAACTGATACGCCACATGCCAGTTCTTTTTAAAGATTCTGGCTTAACTCGTCATGACAGTAAGATTGTTCAAGCTTGTTTCAAAGTGTTCCTAGACCTTTTTCAGATCTATAGGTTCGACTTTACCCGAAACAGCCTGGAGGCTCTCGGTAGCACTCTCGTCAAAGCAGCCCTTAGAATAAGGGGAGCAATAAACAAGGGTGGGTCTTGGCTTAAGTATTATAAGTACAAGATTGCCGCATTCTTTTCCGCGTGGACGGGTCAGGAGATCCCTGCCTTACCCGACTTCATGCTAGGTTCTGGTGATAATCCAAAGGTGATTTTCGGCGGTCCATTTTACATGTTCTTAAGTAAAATGATGCGTCAGACACAATTTAGATATTCCTTCTGCCTTAGCATATTGCAGTCAAAGAAAGGAATGCCGCGACCATCTAAGTCGACGGTCGAGCGTTCGATTAGCGAAAATGTTCATATTATGACCAAGAAGAAAGATGATTACACTTTCTATTATACTTGGCAGCAGTGTATCCCACGCAGGTATGATTGTCCTGTCTTTCAGGGGCACCCTAACTTAGGAAGATCAGTATTTCCTGAGGTTATGAGCGCCTTTAGTGGCCTTTTAGGCTATGATAAGACTATGGTCAAAGATCAACTGCGTCGTACGACTCGTGAACTTTTCGGTAAATCCGACTTTACGCTTGCCATGCTCTCAAGCTATTTCTTTCCATCCGGTTCCGCGAATTGCGCGAACTCTCGAGGTGATGGTGGTACTTATACCACACTCGAGAAGACACCGGCTTACCTCCGTTTTAGACAGGAAGTAAGGGATATGAATGCTTGGCCGAGATTCAACTATAAGATGACAAAACTCGCTGGCCAGATCTCAGAATATTATGGAGCAGCCGGTCGCTTAGACCAGGGACTGCTCGATATTCTTGAGGACACAAAGGACGTCCTTGGATCGGAGTGCGATGATGTGAAGTTTGCACAGTGTTGGCGGCGCTTTTATTGGCGCTGCCTAATACAGGCTTGTTCTGAGTCACCCATTGTTCATGTGGTTGGCTTGAGCGAGGCATTGAAGGTCCGATGTATTTCAAAAGGTCCCCCAATGCGCTACTTCATACTTAAACCGCTCCAGAAGTTCCTATGGTCAGAGCTTCAGAAGTTTTGGAATTTTGAGCTTACAGGCACCCCCATTACGGAGGAACTAATGAATCGACGTTTCGGGGCTCGCGCAGTATATGGTTCTCAGATCATGGAGAACACTCGTTTTCATAGTGGTGACTATCAAGCCGCCACCGACGAGTTACAGCGCTGGGTTTCGAATACCATCGCACGAGAACTGCATGAGTGCTGTATTTCTAAGGGCACCTGCAACTCCAATATCATAACAGACTTATTTATTCAGGCCTTAACTGGGCACTGTTACATTATGGATTTTACCTCTCTTGTTCATGAGGTCGCTAAAAGTCATAATCTCACGCCAATTGATTGTGAGAATGGCTCTTACGAGTATCCAGGATGTCTGTTAGACTCCCTCCTCCCTTCACATTTCTTGAAATGTGCCAGATGTACATCTATGGAAAATCGTCCATGTCTCTGCGCCGAATGCGGCCATGGGACTTATGACAATTACCTTGTTGGACCTCATGAGTATAAAGTCGCCTTTGGGCCCGACCATCCCCTTGCTCGCAAGG